GTGTCCAACTTTTCTTTGTGTTTTCCAATATGCTGTAGTAACTCTCATTAATGTACTATCACCCCACATTGCATAATCTTCACCCTCTCCTAATATGTAATCTACAATATCAGATCCTTGTGAAGTATGATTATAGTTACTCATAAACTGTCTAAAACCTAAAGATGGTGAATCAGTATTCCACTTATGAGATTTTGTAGGATCATAAAATGTACCATCATTTTGATAACCTGTTAATTGATATCTTGCTGATTTAGCAGGATGTATTTCTTGTAATGATTTTAATTGTTTCTCTGTCATTAAATATCCAAAACAATCTATAACATCTGATACTGTCATCATCTCACACTTACCTACATAGTTACCATCTGATATATATCTTGTATCTGGAGACTTTTGATAAAATGTTAACGCAGGATTCCATAGCTCTACCTCATAATCATCTTCCATCATTCTAAAATGCCAAAACTCTCTATCACAAATAAGCATATCTCTAAAACCTCTTTCCTCTAACTCTTGCATTTTAAATCTTTCTTCATCTACTTTTAATTGATGACTGGCCCATTCTTCAACTAAACTTCTATAGTCTTTTTGAAAAAATTCTTCTATCTCAGGTAATGATTTTAAATTTTCTGGTTGCAATTGCTGCTGTGCTTCTTCTGATCCTACATCTACACCCATCTTAGCCATTTCTGACATTATCTTTATCTTAGCATCTGCAAGTAAATTTTCTTCTATCATTATTCTTTTTTCTTCTATCATTTCATTATATGATAGATCATCTACTGCTCTAAATTGTACTCTAGAATATCTTTTAGAAAACTCTCCAGATAAAACATTAATTACATTTGGGATAATAGGGTAAAATTTTAACTGTAATGCAGAACTATCTTCTTGTGTTAAAACATCCATTAGATCTTTATACTCATTATCTTCTTCTATTACATAATCAGTTTTATCTATAATACCTTTTGCAAGCTTATAATTTTTAAGAATTTTACGCGCATTATTTCTTAACTGCATCATACCTTGATTTTCTAACCAATCTAAGTTCCAAGCAGCCCAATTATTATTTTTCTTTTTACTTGATAAAAACTGAACAGGTTGTGTCAAGTTAAGACCAGAAGGATAGCCAGAAGATTTTACTTTAGCACCTTGCTTTAATTGTAATGCATTATATACTTTCATACTTATTATTTCTTAATTGTATACTTGATTGACACATCAGTGTAAGAAGAATTAGTTGTCCAAGATATATTAACCATTGTAGGTGTACTGTTCCAGTATTTCATTATTTTATATTTTTAAATGCTGATTTCTTAAATTTTTTACCTCCTAATCTGCGTTTATTACGCCCTAAATTTCTAAAAGGACTACTAGATAATTTATACAAATTTTTAGACTTTTCCAAGCTATCTGCTGACTTATCCTTTTCTCTGTGCTTTAAATAACCTCTATTAGACTGTTGTATTTTTGCAAATGCTATCAATGCAGAAAAAGCTACAAGTCTATCCACGTTAAGACCAGGGTAATACTGTCTCATTTCTATTAGTAACATTTTGTCTGGTATTCTTGATACTCCTAACGTTTGTCCTATAACATTTCCATTAACATCTAGATCTTCATCAATAACCTCTCTTATATACTCTATAGCATAAGATATTAAGTGACTTTTAAATAATGTTCCAGTATTTTTCCAGCCATATTCTTGAAATACATTCTTATTTGATCCTAGATCTTTTAAAAATAAAATTTGTTGTTTTGGTACTAGATATTTTTGTTTTTTTCTAGCTATCATATGTTGAATAAACAATGATATATTATTCTCAACTATAGTCCATGCCTTATACCATTCTATTATAAGCTCTAGTTGTTCATGTGTTTTATTTATATCATCATATCTGCCACACCAAGATGCTACTATTTTATCTTTTTCTATAAATGTTTCTGGTCCATCCGGTGTATTTCTTGTAACCTCAACAGCATTCTTATAAACAAATATACTACATAAAGAATCTGATGTTGTTGTTTTACCCTCTGATACAGGGTCAATAGATGCATAGTACATCATAAACTTTGGATTCTTTACAGGTCTTTCCCATACAACTATAGATCCGGTTTTATCTTCTAATTTTTTCTTAACAGGAAATGTAGTTATAGGTAATTTGTTTGTCTTGCTAGCTTTTATACCATCTTGATCACGTTCTAACTTTATAAACTCATATGCATATTTTTTTTCTTCTATACTTCTTATTTGTTTTTCTAGTATGCTTTGTGGAAATACAGCTTCTTTTCTATAAGCAAATGCTTCTGCAATATTTATTGGTTTTTGTGATATACGTAATTGATACTGTTCTGGTGCTAAATCTTTTTTCCATTCATTTCTTTCTTCAACAATAGCTGTAAGAGCTTCTTGTATCATAGAATTACCGTATTTATCAATAAAGGGCGGCATAGACCATTGTTCTGGTATAAAAAGACCTGCAATACCAATACCTCCCTTTTCATCCATTAGATCTGTTTCTACAGCAAATATATCATTTGCCTGTGGATTAAGTATCATTTCTTTTAATGGGTTGCATTGATCAAGATCACCCACTGATCCTGCAGCAATAAACATACCTGTAGTTATCATACCTGAAGACATTGCTGGTCTAATATACTCATATGTTTGATCCATTTTTGGAGCAATACCAGCCTCTTCATGAAAGAAGTAAGTACAAGGTCCACCTACACCTGTTGTAGCATTCTTTTCAAAAGATGCTCCTTGTATTTTAGACATAAGTCCTTTATTTGTTTTTCTATTATTTATTCTAACTTCTATCTTTTGCTCCCATAATAATACTTTCTCAGGTGTACATGGTCTATACCATGCAGTATGTTCATTAAGAAATGTCTTATATTCATCTAAAAACTTCCAAGAACCTTTATCATTAATATAATCTTTTAGTGATGCTCCCATCTTACATATAGATCCTTCTTCAAACCAAAATTGATTTATAAGTTTAGCCATATGAAAATATGATGATGCTATCTGTCTTTTCTTTAGAATAGCTGCATGTTTATAATTAAGTTCTGCTAGAAGCTCATATATAGCCATATGATATTGTGCATCTCTTACTTTAGCAAAGCCATACTTCTTTTCCTCTTTATCAAATATTGGTAAAAAGTTTAACCACATATAGTAGTCTCTTGTTAGATACCATGTTTCCTTTTTTCCTACGTAAATTACACCATCTCTACACTTTTTCTTTTGATCATTCCAATAATTTATAAAATCTTTAGATCTAAAAGGTTTATCACAATAATATCCCTGCTCATTAAAAATCTTAGCCTCTTTATTAAAGAGATAAGCAGTTTTATCAAAATTATATTGACCTGGCTCTTTAAATAAAACTACTACAAACTTTTTAAACTCATCTTGTGTCTTAAAATCTGTAGTAGTCCACTTATTATCTTTATATGTAGGTATAGATTTATACATCCTCTATAGCCCAAATATCTTGTTGCTTTAATAGAATATGTTCATCTCCCATATGAGATACTTTTACAGGTTGAATAAATTGATTAAATAGAACAACTTCACCTTCATGTATACCTTTAACATCATCTCCAATTGCTACAACTGTTCCTTTGTCTTCTGACTCTTGTGCTGTTTCTGGTATATAAATACCACTACTTGTTTTTTCTTCAGCTTTGTGTCTTATAATTAGGAGCCTGTCTCCTACTGGTCTTATACTTTTCATAGTTTTAAATTTATAATTGATCATATGCTAACCCTTGTCCACCGCGGACAGAGCTTTTTTGTTCATCTTTCATATCATTATATGCTCCTTTAAATGACTGTCTTATTTGGTCAAATTTAGCAGCAGTATTAACTAAAGATGTTAAATTACCGTCTCTACCATGTTCTATAGATGTAGTTTCCATATATCTTGCTAATCTGTCTAACATAGTCTTAATACCTTTATATGCTCTATATGTAGGCGTTTGATATAGTTCTTTACAAGTATCTAAACCATGTCTTATTGGACCATCCTCTGGTGAATCCTCTAAACCTATTTCTTCTATAATCATATCTTCTTTTTCATGCTCAGGCATATTAAAAAATGGATTCATATCAGGATCAGGACACGTCATGTAAAATATATACTGATATATAGATAAATAAGTTTTAGGATATTTATCCATAATAGTCTTTAAAGACTTTAATGTATAGCAGTGTTCAGTAGGAACAACTTTGCCATTTTGTATGTCAAATAATTTTATTAGCATTGTGGATTATCTTTTAACCATTTAATTATACTTTGTACTTCATCTTTTAAATACTTTAATGTATATATTTTAATATCTTCTATTATAGGTTCACCTTGCTCATTCTTTTCTGTAATAGGATATCCATGTTCATTATCACCTATCTTTTTAAATTTTACATGTTGTATTTGTAATTTACCTATTTTTAATTTAGGA